GCTGCTGATATCGTCGCTGATCCTTCTGCTCCCGATGCTTTTGTTTCGGGAATTATGGAAGGAAAAGAGTGGGTTTGGGAAGGAGGAATTCTTCGTGAAAAACTCGCTGAACAAACAAAAAGAAGAATCAACACTCTAGTTGATCAAAGAAGACTTGAAGAGCATAAGTTGAATTTATTCAACGAATTCCTTTCAAATCTTTAATTTATAAATAAATATAGATTAATACAAAAATATCTAATCAAAAATGTCCGTTGGTAGCAATTTACAAGAAATGGAAAACGTAGTAACCAAAGGGGCTAAGCCTGCAGAACCAATGCCTAAGTTGGATCTGGACACTCCAGGTCAAACAGGCAATTGGGAAGATCTGGGCGGACCAACCCCCGAAAACTATAAGTCCGATGATGATTCGGCAAAACTAAGAGAACCTTCCTCAACTCTTGCTTCAGTCAAGAACGTGGTCAATAAAGGTGCTAAGCCTGCAGAGCCCATGAAGAAAATGACTGGCGAAGAAGTTGAAGTTGAAGAGGATCAAGAGGTAGTTGCTGAAGAAGAAACCACCGAAGAGGAAGTAGTTTCCGAAGAAGAAACTACCGAAGAGGAAGTGGTTGCTGAAGCTACCGACGAAGAGGAAGAAATCGAAGCAGAGTACAGCATCGAAGAAGATGTTAACGCACTTCTTTCTGGTGAAGAACTCTCAGAAGAATTCCAAGAAAAGGCACGCACTATTTTTGAGACTGCAATCAAGTCTAAAGTTGCAGAAATCAAAGAGCAAGTTCAAGCACAATACGAAGAGCAACTCATTGAAGAAGTTGCTGCTATTAAGTCTGAACTTGTAGAGCGTGTTGACGCTTACCTTGAGTATGTCGCTGATGAGTGGATTTCTGAAAATGAAATCGCAGTTGAGAACGGTCTTAAGACCGAAATGACCGAATCATTCCTCCAAGGAATGAAGAGTCTTTTTGAAGATCATTATGTTTCAATCCCTGAAGATAGATATGATGTAATCGAGAGTATGGTAGATAAACTTGATGAGATGGAAAATAAACTCAACGAGCAAATCGAAAGAAATGTTGCTCTTAATCGTAGATTAGCAGAGTCAGTTGCTGATGTAATTTTTGCAGAAATTTCTGAGGGACTTGCAGTTTCACAGAAAGAAAAACTCGCTTCTCTTGCAGAAAATGTTGAGTTTGATAGTGAAGAGACCTATCGTGAGAAACTAGTTACTTTGAGAAATTCTTATTTCTCAAATACAGCATCTAGTGCTCAAAGAGAAGTTGCTGAGACTGTATCAGAAGAAGCAACATCTGGCGGTCAAACGATTCAAGAATCGTATTCCCCAAGGATGTCCGCATATCTTGAGACTCTCTCAAGAGCTTCCAAAAAGTGATTTTTAGATTATAGTTCAAACCAAATTTTTTCATAAGAGGTAAAACCAAATGCAAATGTTCAATACCGAACAGTTGCAGGAGAAGTGGGCACCTGTTCTAGATTATGATGGTATGGATCCTATCAGGGATTCCCATCGTAGAGCAGTTACTGCAATCCTGCTAGAAAACCAAGAAAGAGAAATGCATGAAGAGCGTGCATTCCTCAACGAAACCCCAACTAACTTCACCACTTCAAGCGGCGCTACCGCTGGTATGAGTGCTGGTGCAAGTGGTGCTCTCCAAGGTTTCGATCCCGTTCTGATCTCATTGATCAGACGTTCAATGCCTAACCTGGTCGCATATGACCTCGCAGGCGTTCAGCCAATGAACGGTCCTACTGGACTGATCTTTGCAATGCGTTCCCGCTACACCAATCAGAGCGGAACCGAAGCACTCTTCAACGAGCCAGATTCTGCATTCTCCGGAATCGGAACTGATCAATCAAGTGGTGATTCATATGTATCTGGTTCTGGCGGTACATCCGTTGGTTTCGGAACCACTTCACAGTCAGGTTCAAACCCAGGTCTCCTAAGTCCATCTAGCGATGCTGTTCAGGCAGCATACAATGTTGGTCGCGGTATGAATACCGAGACTGCTGAAGCACTTGGCGAAACTGGTAATGACTTCAACGAGATGGCTTTCTCGATCGAGAAGGTCACCGTTACCGCTAAGTCAAGAGCTCTGAAAGCAGAATACAGTCTTGAGCTTGCTCAGGATCTTCGCGCCATCCATGGTCTGAATGCTGAAGCGGAACTCGCAAACATTCTCTCAACTGAGATTCTTGCCGAGATCAACCGCGAAGTCATCAGAACCATCTATAAGGCTGCTAAGACTGGTGCTCAGGCAAACGTTGCTACTGCTGGTAAGTTTGACCTCGACGTTGACTCCAACGGTCGTTGGTCGGTTGAGAAGTTCAAGGGTCTAATCTTCCAGATTGAGCGTGATGCTAACGCGATTGCTCAAGAGACTCGTAGAGGGAAGGGCAACATGATCCTCTGCTCTGCAGACGTTGCTTCCGCTCTCACGATGGCTGGTGTTCTTGATTACACCCCAGCACTCAACGCTAACCTCAACGTTGATGATACTGGTAACACCTTCGCTGGTGTTCTTCAAGGTAAGTATCGTGTTTATATCGATCCTTATTCTGCAAACGTCAACCAGTCTTCACAGTACTACGTTGTCGGTTATAAGGGTTCTTCACCTTATGACGCTGGTCTCTTCTATTGCCCATACGTTCCTCTCCAAATGGTTCGTGCCGTTGGTGAGAACACCTTCCAGCCAAAAATCGGATTTAAGACCCGTTATGGTCTTGTTTCCAACCCATTCGCTGAAGGAACCGACCAGGGTCTTGGTCGTATCACTGCTAATAGCAACCGCTATTACAGAAGAGTACAAGTTCTCAACCTCATGTGATCTCAATTCACAAGGTTATATCAGAGGGTCTTCGGACCCTCTTTTTTTATCTAAATAAAAATAAAAATGGCGATTGCAAATCAGATAGCAAATAGAAATTTTCTATCTCCTATAGGATTTAAATTTACTATAGCAAAAGATAATAAGATAGATTTTTTCTCAAACAGTGCTAGAATTCCTGGTATCACTTTAGGAACGGCATTACAACCAACGCCATTAAAAATGTTGGATGTTCCTGGAGACATCTTGCAATATGAAGATTTTACTTTGGATTTTTTAGTTGATGAAAATCTAGAAAATTATATGCTTATTCATGATTGGCTAACTGGTCTTGGATTTCCAGAAAAACAGACTCAGTTCGATGCTCTGATCAGAAATGAAGATAATTTAGAAGACAGAAAGTTACAGTACAGTGATGGTACTCTTTCTATTTTAAATAGCAATTACCGCGAAATCGCCACAGTCAAGTTTAGGGACCTTTTCCCAACATCCTTGACTTCACTTGATTTTACTGCTACTGATACGGATATCAACTACTTTACAGCACAGGTCAACTTCAAGTATACTATCTACGATATCACCAGAACTACATCATAAAATGAATTTGGATCAAATTCAGGAAATGTGGCAAAAAGACTCCATTATTGATCCTGATAACCTACATGAGGAATCTTTAAAAATTCCACAATTACATTCAAAATATTATACAGTTTACAATACAATTATTCTTCTCAGAGAAAGAGCGAGAGATAGTTTTAACAAGGTTAAACTTGAAAGATATAACTACTACACCGGAAAGGCACCTGCAGAGGTTTATGAGGAAGAACCCTTCCCATACAAGGTAAGAGACAAAGAGGCGTTACAGAGGCATATGGACGCCGATGAGAAGCTCAGTAAAATCGAACTCAAAGTAAGATATTATGATGTTACTTTAAAGTTTCTTGAGGAAGTCATTAAAAATATTTCTAATAGAACTTTTCAAATTAAAAATGCTATTGAGTGGAACAAGTTTCAAGCAGGTTTTGGATAAATAAAAATAAAACTTGTAAAGATGAAACCTACGCCTAAGCAGACTCAGGAAGCAATCAAAAATTATGAAAAGGTTGTAGAGCACCTAATTTCAGAAAATTATGCAGATGATAAAGAATCTGCAGACAATATCATCAGAGGCATGAGCGAAGAGTGGTTTAACATCATCATCAACGACTGAATAAATAACAGTAACTGATTTTGATATGAATGTCTCACTTGATAATATCAAAAAAGAATGAGGTATATCTTCAGGTAAAAGCAGAACCACATGTCTACTACGAGTTAGCAGACCAATTTACCTTTGATGTACCAGGAGCAAAATTTATGCCCCAGTACCGTAACAAGTACTGGGACGGAAAAATTCGTTTGTTTAATACTCAGACTGGCGAGATATATGTCGGATTATTAGACAAACTCACGAGGTTTTGTGATAACCATGAATATACCTACGAGTTTGTATATAATAAATTCTATGGTCTTCCTTTCGAATCAAACGACATGATTTCAAAGGAAGGTGTGAAAGATTATATGAATTCTATTTGCAAGTACGCTCCACGCGATTACCAAGTAGAGGGAGTATACGACGCCCTAAAACATAATAGAAAGTTGTTGATATCCCCAACTGCTTCTGGAAAGTCGTTGATGATATATTCTCTTGTGAGATATTACGTTGAGAAGCAACAAAATATTCTGATAGTCGTTCCGACGACTTCCCTAGTAGAACAGATGTATAAAGACTTTGCAGATTATGGGTGGGATGTTGGTTCATTTTGCCACAAGATCTATGCGGGAAAGGAAAGAGAGACAGATTCTCAAGTGATAATCACCACCTGGCAGTCCATCTACAAACTTCCCCGCAAATACTTTTCAAGATTTAATGTGGTCGTTGGAGATGAAGCACACCAGTTCAAATCTAAGTCACTAATATCTATAATGTCAAAACTTTCAGATGCAAAATACAGATTTGGTTTTACAGGCACTCTTGATGGAACTCAAACTCATAAGTGGGTATTGGAGGGCTTATTCGGTCCCTCCTACAAAATCATCAGAACAGAAGAACTG